AGAGAGAGAATTATGGCAAACAAAAAACCAATACGAACGGTCTTTAATGACAGTAATGTTGCTACAGGATTAGCCGAGTTTCAAACAGGTGAAACGGTAGGTTTAGATCACGGTGGTACAGGTGTTGCGTTATCTATTGGATCAGCGGGTCAGGTATTAAAAGTAAATTCAGGCGCAACAGCGCTAGAGTTTGGTGCTGTAGAAGCTATTATTAATATAGATACAGCAACTAATTTAACCTCACAAACATTAGAAGCATCCGATCAATTTATGGTGTCAGATGGTGGCACAGAGGGTAGAGCAACTCTATCTCAAATAGACGCTGCTATAAAAGACGTATCTACGACACTTACAAACAAAACTATTAACGCTTCTAATAACACATTATCAAATATAACTAACTCAATGTTATCTGGTAGTGCTGGGATTACAAATGCTAATATAGCTAATTCTAAAATTACAATTAGAGATGATTCTTCTACAACAGATGATATTAACTTAGGAGAAACTTTAGTTGTTGCTGGTGGATCAGGAGTTACAACATCAATATCAGGTAATACATTGACTATTGCTACTGATGGTGGAGTTGTTACTGAGACATCTACTGATACATTAACTAACAAATCAATTTCAGGTTCAACTAACACATTATCTAATATTGCTAATTCTTCATTAACAAATTCAAATGTAAACTTTGGTGGCGTTACAGTTGCTTTAGGTGCTAGTGATACTACACCAGCGTTAGACTTATCAGATGCAACAAATTATCCAACTTCTTCTTTAGTTGGTACTATTACTAACGATCAACTAGATGGTTCTATTGCTGCGGGAAAACTTGCTGGTAGTATTGGTAATGATAAATTATCCAATTCATCAATTACAATCAGAGATGATTCTTCTACTTCAGATGTTATAAACTTAGGTGAAACATTAATATTTGAAGGTGGCAATGGTTTAACCACAACCGTAACAGATAATAAAGTTTCTATAAGTGCTGACGGAAATGTTGTAACAGAAACATCTACTGATACATTAACAAATAAAAGTATAAGTGGTTCAACTAACACATTATCTAATATAGGTAATGGGTCATTAACTAATTCAAGTGTAAACTTTGGTGGTGTAACATTATCATTAGGTGCTAGTGATACGACACCTGCATTTGATTTAACTGACGCAACTTCTTATCCTACTTCTTCTTTAGTTGGTACTATTACTAACGATCAACTAGATGGTTCTATCGCAAACACTAAATTATCTAATTCTGCTGTCACAGTCGGTTCAACATCAATTAGTTTAGGTGCAACTGCAACAACACTTGCTGGCATAACTGATATTACTGCTGGTTCAATTAATATTGCTGGTAATGTAATCAAGTCAGTAGATTCTACAGTTGTAGAAATTGGAGATGGCGATGGATTAAGTGTTGCTGGTAATTTAACAGTTGCAGGTAACTTTACAGTTAGTGGTGATACCACAACTTTATCATCTACAAATACAGTAATTACTGATAAACTTTATGAACTAGCTAATGGAACAACAGGAACACCTTCAGGTGACGCTGGTATAGTTATTGAAAGAGGAAATGAAAGTAACGCATTTATAGGTTATGATGAAAGCGAAGATAAATTTAAAGTAGGTGTAGGTACATTTACAGGAGCTTCAACTGGTAACTTAACTATAACAACAGGTACACTACTTGCCAATATAGAGGGTAATGTAACCGGCGCTGTTACAGGTAACGCTGATACAGCTACAGCATTAGCATCAGCAGTTAATATTGCTGGACAATCATTTGATGGATCAAGTGCTATCAATATAGCGTCAACAGACTTATCTAACACATCTGATATTACGTTATTAACATCAACACAAACACTTACAAACAAGACTTTAACTAGTCCTAAAATCAATGAAGATGTAGCAGTTACAGCAACAGCAACAGAATTGAATTATACTGATGGTGTTACAAGTGCTATTCAAACACAATTAGATACAAAAACAACGCCAGCATTCGCTATAGCGCAAGCTGTGGCACTAGGATAGTTTATAAATAGTAGGGAAAAGAGAACACAATGGCAAAACCAGCTACAAGAGAAACGTTAAAACAATACGCTTTAAGAGCGCTAGGGAAACCTGTGATTGATATAAACGTTGATGATGACCAACTAGAAGATAGACTAGACGAGGCATATCAATATTACGCACAATATCATTATGATGGTATACGAAGAACATATTTAAAGTATCAATACACACAAGACGATTACAATAGAATGACAGTAGATGGTTCAGTTGAATCACAATCTAAAAATTCTGTTACTACAAATTGGAAAGAGGGACAAGGTTTTTTAGTTGTACCTGAAAGTGTCATCTCTGTAATTAATGTATTACCCTTTTCAAGTAAAGGTAATTTAAATTTATTTGATGTTAGATACCAATTAAGATTAAATGATCTATACGACTTTTCTTCTACTTCTATTATTAACTATGACAATGTATTAAGACATTTAGACTTTTTAGATCATATACTTGTTGGTGAAAAACCTATGAGATTTAATCAAAACGATAATAGACTATACATTGATATGGATTGGAAGAATGATTTACAAGTTGGTGAGTATCTAGTTATAGAATGTTATAGAAAATTAGACCCAACTACTTTTACAGATGTTAATGATGATCTATTTTTAAAAAGATATGTAACAGCTTTATTCAAAAAACAATGGGGCGCTAATCTATCTAAATTTAATGGTGTTGCTATGTTAGGTGGAGTTACATTAAATGGTCAACAAATATTTTCAGAAGCTTTATCTGATATAGAAAAATTAGAAACAGAATTAAGAACTACTTACGAATTAAATCCAGCAATGATGATAGGATAATGCCATGCCAGTTAATCACTATTTCCAAGATGGTAAGGGTATCGGCAATCAATCCGAAAAAAGACTTTACGAAGATTTAATCATTGAAGGCCTAAAGATATATGGCCAAGATGTTTATTACTTACCACGAACACTAGTTAACAGAGACTTAATTTTAGGCGAAGATATGTTGTCTAAATTTTCATCTGCGCTTTTACTTGAAGCGTATATGGAAACAACTGAAGGCTTTGCTGGTGAACAAGAAATAGTTAATAAGTTTGGTTTAGAGATTAGAGAAGATACAACCTTTATGATCTCTAAAAGAAGATTTAATCAAGCAGTAGATGAAAAAGCTACATTGATTGCTGAAGGTAGACCAAACGAAGGCGATATAATTTATATGCCTTTGATGAATAGTTTTTTTGAGATACAGTTCGTACAAGACCAAGAGCCGTTCTTTCAATTAGGACAATTACCTGTTTACAAACTAGTATGTACTAGATGGGAATATAGTTCAGAAGAATTGAATACAGGTGTTGGTGGAATAGATGCTGCTGAAGACAAATATAGTTTAGATTTATTAGCTCATCAATTTACATTAGAGAATGAAGTTGGTTCAATGGTATTAGAAAATGATAGCGCAAGTGGTGATGTTAATTATCTATTACTTGAAACTTACGACTTACAAACTCAATCAGCTTACGCTCAAAATAATGATTTAGATAGCGAAGCTGGTTTTGATACATCTTCTGCTGGAGATGATATATTAGACTTTAGCGAAAGAAATCCTTTTGGAGAAGTGGATTTCTGATATGTTTATATATAAAGTAACAAATAAAGTAAATGGTAAATTTTATATTGGACTTACTAAAAGAAATATACAAAGAAGATTAAAAGAACATATGTATAATGGCGACACAGGTCTTTCTGCTCCTATTAAAAAATATGGACTTGAAAATTTTGTTATAGAAACTATTGATACAGCAAAATCTTTTAAAGAGTTAGAACAAAAAGAAATGAAATATATAAAAGAATTAAAACCACATTATAATTTATCAACTGTTATAAGAACTTGTTTTGTTCATAGTGATGAATCAAAAGAGAAGATAAGTAAGTCTCTAAAAGAGGGTGGTAAGATGAAATGGTCAGAGGAAAGAAAAGAACATTATTCTAAAATGTTCTCTGGTAAAAATAATCCTATGTATGGAAAAGCTTCTTTCAAAGGTAGAAAACATACACCAGAAACTTTATTAAAAATGAGAAACTCTAAATTAGGTAAGAATAATCCTAATTGGAGAGGAGGAGCTACAGCATAATGTTTGGAACTTATTTTTACAATCAGTCAATGAGACGCATGACCATAGGCTTTGGTCAAATCTTTAACAACATACTAATTAAAAGACGAGATAGTGCTGGTAATATTAGTCAATCAATTAAAGTGCCACTAGCATATGCTCCAAAAGAAAAATTTTTAGCAAGACTAGATGCTCAACCAAGTTTAGATAATAGAGAGTTTGCTGTAACTTTACCTCGTATGAGTTTTGAGATTTCAGGTATAGCATATGACTCTAGTAGAAAATTAACTAGAGTACAAAAATTCAAACACGTTAAGGCTGGTAATGAGGGTAAAGTATTAAACTATAACTTTGTTCCTGTTCCTTATAACATATCTTACAATTTATATTCTTTTACAGCGAGTGCAGAGGCAGGTCTACAAATTATAGAACAAATACTACCGTTCTTTCAACCTGACTATACTGTAACAGTAAACGCAATACCAGAATTAGATATAAAGAGAGATATACCAATAGTTTTAAATAGTGTTAATTATGAAGACACTTACAATGGCGACTTCTCACAAAGAAGAGCTGTTATCTATACATTAGGGTTTACTGCGAAAACTTACTTATTTGGCCCTGCGTCAACTCAAAAAGTTATCAAAGAAACTCAAACTGATCTATACACAGATACAGATACAACTAATAAGGCAAGAGAAGAACGAATTATAATAGTCCCTAATCCTACGTCAGCTGATGCAGATGACGATTTTGGATTTACAACAACTATACAAAACTATAATGATGGTAAAAAATACAGTACAACCACTGATTCAGACGAATAAATAGTATAAATAATAGGTAAGAGAGAGATAATCAATTATGGCAATTAACAAAATAGTAAAAAATTCACTTGGGGCTAATGCAGTTGATGGCACTAAAATCGAAGGTGATGCAATTGACGCTACTAAAATAGCTAATGATGCGATTAGTGAAGAACATTTAGACAATACAGTAATCACTGGTAATACTTTATTAAATGAGGTTAGACAAGATAATGACCAGATTCTTATCTATGATACAAGTGCTGGTGTTTTTAAAAAAGTAAATGCTTCTAACGTAGGAACTATTGTACCTACTATCACATCTATTTCGCCGACAACAGTACAAAATGGAGACGGTACAGGTAATCACACTTTTGTTGTCACAGGTACAAATTATTTATCAGGAATTGCTGCTAAACTTAGGAATACTTCTGGCGCTGATGTTGCTTTCAGTACTGTAACAAGAAATTCAAACACACAATTAACGTGTGTACTTGCTAAATCATCTTTACCAGATAGTGGCGAGCCATATGATATTGTGGTCACTCAAGGTGGTTTAGATATAGTAAAAGCAGATCAAGTAAGTGTAAACGCTTCTCCAGCTTTTGTAACAGCAGCAGGTTCTTTAGGAACAAAAACTGATGCTCAAAGATCAGGTATATCTTTTTCAGTAGTAGCACAAGACCCAGAGTCAGCGGCAAATTGTACTTTTGAATTACAATCAGGTTCTTTACCAGCAGGTTTAGCTTTAACTCAAAATGGTTCAGATGGTGGTACAGCTATTATATCTGGTAACGCAACTGCAGTTGGTAGTGATACTACTT